AATATAAAGTATGGGATAAATTTGAAACAGCTGATTTTAAAAAGGAATCAGTGATTAATTATATACGATCTGAAGTTGCAAAGAAAATGAATTTATTAATGCACGGCGGGTTTACAGGTTTAATTGGTTTATTTAGTGAGATATGGGATACACTTGGATTACCTTCAATTCCAGCGTTAGAAGAAATAGATTTAGAAACACTGATACGTGATAAAACAACAGAGGAATTAGAATCAATATCAATCTTTGGTTATAGTTTAAATGATTTACTTGGTGGTGAGTTTGATAATAATGTTGATATTGATGAATATAATAAAGAACGATTATTAAAACGAGCTCGTGAATTTGCTGAAGAATGGCAAACATATTTAATTAAAAAATGGATGGAAAAGGTTACAAGTTTCTTTGATGCGATTGGATTAGGTGCTTTAACTCAATGGATAACCTTTACATTCTGTGATTTTTTAACAATAGTAGGATTTCCAACAACAATAGATTTACCGCCTTCAATACAAACCGTTGTTGCTTCAACAAATAGCTTAACCGTTGCTGAAAGTGGCGAATAAAAGATATAAATAACTATATGGCAGGATTACTTACAGGCGATAAAAGCATATCAGGTAACTTAGAACAAGCACGTATTGTTTCTAAAAAGAAGCCTTGGCGCGATTTAGATCTTTCTTTAAAGATTCATCCTATAAGAAAGGATATCATACCTTTAAAGGATGATGCAGCAATAAAAAATGCTGTAAAGAATTTATTAGTTAGTAACTTTTTTGAACGACCTTTCCAGCCAACATTAGGTGCTAATTTAAGAGGTTTATTGTTTGAACCTGCAGATGCAATTACTAAATTAGATCTTAAACAAGGAATTCGTAGAGTATTAGATACTCATGAACCAAGAATTAAAGTTTTAAATATTAAAGTTCTCGACGAATCAGACAATAATTCATATAGAATTACAGTAAATTTTTTAATCAAAGAATACGATACAGCAGAGAGTGTTGAAATTGTATTAAGAAGGCTCAGATAATATGGCAACAAATTTAAATGTAACGGAATTAGATTTTGCAGACATTAAGCAAAATTTAAAAAACTTTTTAAAACAACAAACAGAGTTTAATGATTATGACTTTGATGGTAGTGGATTAAATGTTTTATTAGATGTGTTAGCATATAACACTCACTATAACGCATTGAATGCTCACTATTCATTAAATGAATCATTCCTTGATTCTGCTCAGATTCGTGGTAATGTTGTTACAAGAGCAAAACTTTTAGGTTATACTCCTCGTTCAGTTTTATCGCCAAGAGGTAAAGTTGATATTGTTGTTAATGTTGCCGCAGAAGTAGGAACTAAACCTACTGTTTTAGAGTTAACACGAGGTACTAAATTAAATACAGTTGTCAGTGGAGAAGAATTTCAATATGTTGTATTGGAAACTCAACAAGCAACATTAAGTGCTGTATCAGCAAATACATATCAATTTAATGATGTAGTAATTTCAGAAGGATCAGTAAGAGAATTAAAATATAGAGTTGATAATGATATAGAAAATCAGAAATTTCAACTTACAGATTTCGATGCCGATACAAGTACATTACGTGTACGCGTACAATCAAACGAAGAATCATCCTCTTTTGATGTATACACAAAGTTTGAATCACTTAAGGATGTTAATTCAACATCAAAGGTTTATTATTTACAAGAGAATCCAAGTGGTTATTATGAAATATTTTTTGGTGATGGTGTAACAGGATTTAAGCCTACAAATAATAATATTGTTACGATTGATTATGTTACCACAAAAGGTAAAGAATCAAATGGTGCAAATAGTTTTTCAATGGTAGATAATATTGGTGGATTTTCTAATATAACTGTTACACTTGATACAGCAGCCGTAGGTGGTGCAGACCAAGAAACAACTGAATCAATACGATTCAATGCACCCTTAACATTTATATCACAAAACAGAGCTGTTACTGCTGATGATTACTCAGCAATTATTAAAAAAGAATTTAGTAATATTGATTCCATATCAACATGGGGTGGTGAAGATAATGATCCACCAGATTATGGTAAAGTCTATATTGCAATTAAACCTTTATTGGCAGAACAATTAACAACAGCTGAAAAAACAGATATTACTGGTGCGATATTAAAAGGAAAGAATGTTGTTTCCATTACACCAGAAATTGTAGATACTAATTATACTTATTTAGAATTAGATGTTGCATTTAAATATAATCCAAACTTAACAGATAGAAGTTCTGTTGAATTACAATCAGTTGTTCGAGATACAATTACAGATTATAATTTTAATAACTTAAATAAATTTGATGGTGTGTTTAGGCATTCGCAATTAACAAGAGCAATCGATAATTCTGATCCATCAATACTTAATACAATTGTACGACCAAGAATGTTTCAAAATATTACTCCATTAAATAATGCAGATAATAATTTTAGTCTTTCTTTTGTTGCTCCATTTTATCAAAGTGGTGATTCAACAACATTTATATTAACTTCAACAGCATTTAAAATTAATAATGTAGATCATTTTTTTGGAGATGTTCCAATTTCTGGTTCATCAAATAGAACTGTGATTGTTTATAAAGTAGTAAATAATATTAATGTCACTGAAATTGCAGATGCAGGGGTGATTGATGTATTAAAAGGAACAGTCACACTTAATAGTTTTAGACCAGATACAACTGATGCAATTAAAATAACAATATTACCTAATTCATTAGACTTAGCTCCAAAACGTGATCAATTAATTTCTATAGATAATAACAGTGTTGTGATAACACCAGAGATTGATACAATCGCAGTTGCTGGTTCAGCTGGAAGTATTACATATAATACCACATCAAGATTTAAACAATAATGACTCATAAAACTACATTAACTCCAGGTGCGATTGAAGTCGAACACGGGAGTTTAGTCGAAACAAAAGAAGATATTCGTATTGATCAATTAATACCTTCTGAAATATTAGAAGATAAAGCACAACTTACAAAATTTTTAGAAGCTTATTATACGTTCATGAATATGGACGAATTTATTTATCAAGAGACAGAAGTTTTTGATGAGGTTGTATTAAATAACCAAGCTCAATTTAGAATACCAGATCCAAATAACGATAATAATAGATTTTTTACAGATGAAACTGGAGCAGATTCTACTCTTGTTTTAACTGATCCAAGTGGTTCAACAACTACAATTCCTTTAACAGATGTTAATGTTGCAATTACAAATGGTAATGAATTACCTGGTTCACTTTTAGAATCAACATCTGAGATTGGTAAAACATTTACAGTTAATGGTCTGAGTGGATATAATAATTATACTGCAAAATTAACTACAATTGTTAAATACTGGGTTGGTCCAGGACCTTCTTATGTAATGAATACAATTGAAAGTGCAATGGACATTGATCGTAATGCTCAAAATTATTTAGAGTTAATGCAAAAAGAAATTGCAGCAACAATTCCAAGAGATTTAACAGTAAATAAAAGAACATTATATAAACAAATTATTGACTTTTATAAATTACGTGGTTCAGCAGATAGTATTGAAATATTTTTTAAAATATTATTTAATGATGAGGTTGAAGTTGAATTTCCATATGATTCAGTATTAATACCGTCATCAGGAAATTGGGAAGCAAATCCTGCTCTTTCAAAGGGTGGTCAATATTTAGATAATAAAGGATTCCTATCGTATAACATTCGATTACAAGATAGTTTAAAATATCAAAAGTTTGCATATCTTATTAAAACAGGTAAAAATTTAGCTGATTGGGAACTTTCATATGATCGATTAGTACATCCAGCTGGGTTTATTTACTTTGCTGAAATATTAATCTTCTTACAATTAACAGGTGCTGTATTAACAGATGCTTTAACATTAAGTCGTATGCCAGGTGAGCAACCAGGTATTATAGGACCTGAAGATATTCCAGTTCTTGTTGAAATGTTTGTATCAATGTTCTTACCACAAACAACTGCAAAGATTCATCGAACAGGTACACTTTCTCTCGATTTAAAAAGTGGAGTTATTAATAGTGTAACAGTTACATCAGGAGGGAGTGGTTATACTAGCGTTCCAACAGTTACTTCAGTTGACAGTGGAACGCCAAGTGGCTATACAACTGCTACACTTACAGCCTCTCTTACCAATGGTTCAGTCTCTAGTATTGCAATAGGTAATGGTGGAAAAGACTATAATGTACCAACACTTACCATTGCTGCTCCTTCAGCAATTACCTTTGATGGAAGTGATGATGAAGTATTAGGAACAGGTATTGTTAATATTACAGATAATACAATTAAACTAACAAGTGCTCAACAGTCTGCTTTACCAGTTAATTCAATAGTTACATATAGCTCAGGTTCAGGTGGTGGAGCAATTCCTGGATTAGTTTCCGGAGACCAATATAGAATACATACATCTTCTGGAGGTAAAGTTAAATTAAAACCTCTTGAAGGCCAGAATGATCCAGAAACAGAAATTGATATATCAGGTGTAGGATCTGGAACAAGTCATTCATTTACTGGTGAAACTGCAACAGCAACAGCAACAAAATTAGACGGAGCATTAGAAGCAGTAAGTATTGCAGAGCCTGGATTTGGATATGCTTCAGCTCCAGCAGTATCATTTAGTGGTATT